CGCCGCAATAGACGCAGCAGTAGCAAGAGCACCAATAGCACCAGCACCAGCCTTCACGAGCCAGTTCCATGCCTTCATCGCTGCTTGCCCAATAACAAAAGAGGCATGAACAGCCAACAACGCTGCACCAAGAGCCGCAACTTGAATAGTGGCGAACTTGGCAGACATCGCAATACCCTTATGTATCATCCCGCCAGCAGCCTTGACCATTTTGTCGACACCATCAAAATGTCTTTTATGGATTCTAGTCTGGTCTTGTAAACTTTTAGAAAGCGCACTAACATGGCCACTCAGGGCACGACCAAACTGCTTAAAATTTGCTTGCGTTGCTTGACGGGACAATTTCTTTAAATCATGGCCCAACTTCTTGAGTTTCCAAGCACCATCAACATCAATATCGACACTAAGTTTTGCCTCTGCTGCCATACTGACTCCTAGTAAAACAAAAGAAAGGCCTACTTGCCTCTTTTTGCTTTACGGTCCTGCTCTTCTCGGTCTTGCGCTATTACTCTAGCACTTGCTATAAGTATAGACCATTCAGCATCGGTAACATTCAAAAGTTCAAGAGGATTCACATGCCATAGTTCCGCTAATCTGGCAGCAGAAATAACGTAAGAGTCGTCAACGAGGTCGTCTACGACTCCTTCGTAGGGTCCTCTGTATCGACCGAATCAGAGTATCCTGCGGCGTCTAGAATAGACAAAGCGGCAGCCTCAACATGGGGCTCAATACCGAAGAGTGCAATAACAGCATCAGGTACAGGGCGAACACTATCAGTCATGTCCAAGATGACATCTGAAGCAAAGTTCAAGCCATGTCCGGCTTCGTCGTACACTTCTTCTTCGTTGAAAAGAATACCAACAGTTGTATGGCCAACTACATAAGCAGCAAACTTCGTAGCATCCATGCCAGCCTTGGTGTCTTCACCAGAGTTGCGTCGCCAAGAACGCATTTGCTGCTGAGTAATATTTGGGCTAATACGCAAACTTACACCAGGACGCTCAGGAACAGCCAAACGCACAACAGGGCGTTCAATCTTCTTCGTAATCGTCTCTCGAAGTCGGTCAAGAACAGTAAGTTCTTTTGCCGTACCCTTCAATGAGGATTTCTTCGGGTCTGGTGTATCTTCTGAATAAAGTTGTTCTGTCATAAGATGCAAACTAGCATAGGTATAACAGTCAAAATGTAACTTTTAAAGAAAAGTTATTTATTATGCACCAATAGTTGAGGCGCCGCTTGCATCCGGCGAAACGCTTTGAATTGCAAAAGTGAGAGCAAAAGTTGCTGGAGCGCCAGACGATGAGTCACCATCAGGTTCGGTTAAACCAACAAGAAGAGACTGCGAATACACTCGGTCAGTGCCCTTAACTGCGATATCACAGTCATAGACCTTAACAGAGATGTCGTAGTAGGCTTTTCCAACCAGAGTACGGAGAGTCTGCAACTTCTTGGCAAGAGACGATGCTTCTTTAACACCGTCATCATAGTGAGCGGTCAACGTAATGTCACCAATTTCGAAAGGTGCACAAAGCACCGTTGGTGAGCGTGACCCACCCTCGTAAATCTTCTCGACAGAAGCGGTGATTTCGCCACCAGAAATTTGTGGGAAGATAAAGGAAGTAAATGACGGGTCAGTGCTACTGACCGGTTTAATTTCTGCCTGAATCTGCCTCTGAGATACCTTCTTTGCCATATGACTCTCCTATCAGACTACCGAAGTGGTGAGGTTAGATTTTACAATACTTACTTCGATACTGTCTCCAACACTTGAGACACGAAGTCCGACGCGTGCAGTAACAGTACCGTTAGCCAGATTTGCTAGCGGATTCAACGATGGGTCACACTTGACAGTATAGCCATAGTCAACACGGTTACCGAACTGGTCAAAAGCCTCATACAATGCTCCGTTGAGACGAAGCGGCTCAAGGATACCAATGAGTCGTGCTTCAACTTCGGCGAAGATGCGGTTACGGCCATCGATGACGCTGAACAGAATGTCTTCCAGGGCTCGTTCTGCTTCAACGACTACATGGTTGACAACATCTTGCGAGTTGATGTAACGGAAGTTTTCGGTATCGTCTGACAATGAGCGTGCACCGTAGATGCGGATACTGTTATTGATGAAACGAATGACGTTAACTTTTGCTTCGTCGAGCGTGTCGGCGCCAATCTTGCCAACTTCTGATTCCAGGCCATTGACAAAACGTGCATTTGAAACAATTCCTGCACCAGGCTGATGTTGACCGATATTGTTATGGGCACGAGCACGGGCTCCGGCAGCATATCCGTCCGGTGGGATAAGACGGTTAACGCCTGGTGTGCCTGACGGGGTGTAAATCCACGGGTAGTAGATTGCAGCGTGCTCTAGGTTGTCCACGATGGCGCCAGTAATGTATTCTGCTGCATCTTGTGCTTGTGCTGCTGTTTGACCATCATCGGTGTGAAGAATGGCGATACGATTATTGGCATTTGCATGAGTAATGAGTGCCGTAGGTACGGTACCAACGCTTGATGCTGTTCCTGTGTGTTCTGGGCATGCAACAGCGCCAGAGCCGTACGAGTCCAGGAACAAATCTAGGGCTGTTTCGTGGTTGGCTTCAGTCGGGGTTGTGCCGTTCGCTCCACCATCAAATGCTGTTTTGCTGATTGTTGTAATAAGACCTGCAAGTGCGTTGCCAGCCGAAGCGACTACATATTTACTAGCAATGAGGCTGTTATTGATTTTTCCAATGATTTGCGCATTGGTAGTGCAATTACCGCTAGTGAAAATTAAAGCATCTTCATAGTAAAGTCTGACTATGACAGAGTTAGCAATAGAACCGGCAACGACTTGCGCATCGAGGTTATCGCTCCACGCACCATCACCAATAGCGTCAAGTCTTACACCGCCATAGGGTGAGGTGTCCGAAAGAACCAGAAAGCCAGTAGTCGCATCGGAATGAATAGCACGAGCAATATAACACTGCGAGCCACCCTCTTCGAAGAAAGATTCCACCGTTGAATACAAATAGGCATTAGCAACATAGTCGCCATAGACTAATCGATATTCTTCCATTGAATTAACCTTGACGGCGGTATCTGTCGGTCCACGTTGCGCTATTCCAACGAAGAACGCCTGCGAAGATTCGCGAACCGTAGTTGATGTGGGGCCGGTTCGCACCGCTGTTGAAATCTGTACACCAGGCATAGGACCTTCCTATTCATCTAAAGGAAATCGAATTTTTCGATAACCATATTGTATCCAAACTGCTTTAAACGTAGCGGAACTGTATTATAGACTATCAGAATTTTATGGTTCTGAGACGATGTTTGTTGCTTCGTCTTGTACAGTTTCGACTATTTTATTTTCTTCAGAAGTAGTGAGAACTTCTTCTTCGACCTGGACAACCGCTATTTCCTCTGCTGGTTGTTCTTCTGCAATTGTTTCTTTTTCTTCAATTTTTGCAGACTTTTTGTTTGACTTTTTGCTGTCTTCGAATTTTTGCGGAATTAAAGGTTGTGAAACGATGGAAACCGTACCACCTTCAATCAGTTTTGCCACTTCTTGGCCAATTTCACTAATTGCCCCATATCCAAATGGGAGAATGGTATAACCATCGGGGGGAAGTCTTAAAATTGTTTTTTTGTTGTTTAGGACAATAAAGTATCCATCATCAACGTAAGATTCAAAATCTTGAATGTGTGGATTTTCGATAAAGTATTTTTTTTCCATAAGATTATTATACCTAAACTTTCGTACCGCAAATAGAGAAATGACTTATTAGTTTAATCTTCATTTATGTTTGAAATGGCAAATCTTCAAGAGGGCCGACCGCCTGTGCCACAAAATCAATTTCAGAGACAGTACCCTTGGGCTCTCTCATGATGATTTCGTCTATATGTAAATCGTATGAAATATATGCCCCAGCCAGAACCCTATCTCCCTTAAGAAGGGTCAGGTCGGAATATTCTTCCCGAATAGAACCTTCATCAATAACAACACGGAATGTTTGTCGCGTATCAATAGCATCCAAAGCAGGATGGTCCATCAATGCAGAACGAACAACCGTTGCTAGCCTATCCCGCATTAGTGTCGCTTCTTCAGGTCCTTCTGTTCTTGTCCAGGTATAGGTTCTCATACTGTAAGAAACCCTGTATATGGGGTGAATTCTGTCCCAGCCAATACGTTCAAAACCAGTAGTTGAAATTACTACAGTAATAATTGTTGGCCAATCGTCCATTGCTAAAGGTTCATAACCAAAGTAAGAAACAGGAGTAGGGAGTGTTATATCATCAATACCCCAACCATTTCGATAATCAACCAGACGTACAGGGATATCCCCTAAAAGATAAGCATTGATATAGGACTTGGCGAAGTGCGGCCCATGCATTAAGTCTATAGTCATAAAAAACTCTACCTAGCGCCTTTTTCAATATGGTCAGCAGCCCATGTAGCCCATACTTTGCTAGAGCCTGCAGGTTCAAAAACAACTCTGCGCATAGGCATTTTCGTTGTCCCATATTGATGAAACTCGGCATATTTTACAGGAGTGCCGAATGTTGCACTCTTATCCCTAATGACGTTGACGGTGCCACGTAAGTTGCCCAAACTGCTAAACAATTTGCCGCTACGAATCATTGGAGGCATTCCAGGGAAGTGAACAGACTTCCATGAAGCATAACTAGGGTCAAGTGGTGCCCATCCGCCAGATGGGAGACCATTGGTCATGAAGTTATTTGCCCATACTTCTTCTAGTTCGTCTCTAATTTTTTCAAAGACTGGACCAAAATCTTTGGCTCTTTCACGCATATCATCAAGGGAATCAATCAACTTGTCAGGGTCGAAATCTACATCTATCTGGATTCTTAAATTGCTGGCCACTACGACACACGAACCCGACGATATTTTCTGACAGACGCCAGTTCCCTATCTGAGAATCCTGTTTCCAATGGGGCAACGTTACGAGAGTTCAAATCTTTGACACCCACAACGTCGTCATGCATGTTTTGCATTTCACGAGTAGCAGCGCGAAGAATCAGTAATTTAAAGAATGGAATTTCTTCACCATCTAAACCAGCCTGATATTCAATGGCTACGGTATCGTTGGCAAAACCTCGAAATAGTTCAATTCCAAATCTACGAACAATATAGTCATTGCCTGTTGCTTTGGCTTGCCCGCCTTGGGTCATTGCTCCAATGGCGGTTGGCATATTACCTACAGTGAATGTATTGGCGGTGACTGCCGTTATGTCCTTAGAGGCTATGTTGTATGCATTTGGGAGCATGCCAACGATAGAGACACGTTGACCAATCGTAAATTTGTGGGCAGCCGCCGTATAGGTGACATTTGTACTGGCCTGGGATGTCGCCGTAACTGTTGCCTCACGGAGCATTGCTTCTCCCATATATACGGGAGGGTATGCATAACTCTTTATTCGAACACTAGTTACGCTAGTAACTGGAGAATTTCTCAATGGGATTGTTGCTGGTGGCTGAGAATAAGTCAGTGGAGTATATGCGGTGTCCAAGGATGAGTTATAGAAAAATGAAGTAGTTGGCATGCCAATATAATCCGAAGGCAACGTATATTCCTCAATAAAAGTAGTTGACTCTATCGGGCGTCTAAGATATGTTTCTAGTTCACTCTGTAGGCCAGCCAAAACAATCTCTGCTGCATCTTGCTGACGCAGGGAAAATCTAATGTCCATAAAAGTGACTAAATCATTTGTAGTAACAAGCATGTTATGTCACCTTAATAGTGTGTTAGTTACGACGGTTCCGTGTTCGGGTAGGACGTGCCCTCTGGGGCCTTGGTGGACGTGCCCTATTGGGTCGATTGGCACGAGCAGGGCCAACACCAAGGGTGTTGCGAAGCGCATTGATGCCAGCGGCTATTCTGCGCTTAATTCGACCAGGTCCACCAATTTCGTCTTCTTCATCTGCGTTTGCATCTGGAAATGGCATAAGAACTCCTTGAAAAACTTAATCTAAAAAATTGTAGCATGTATTAAGGGTTTATGTTAACGGTCTGCGTTTGGGGGAGTTTCAATAATTGCTGGCGCTTTATCTATTGTCCCTGGTGGAGCCTCTACCGGCACCCACGCGCGAGAGTAATTGTGAGATTTGATATCGCGTTGTTTGATGATTGTTCCATCAAGCATGAGTTCTAGTTCTACTGATTTCATAGACAGACGATTTTCAAAATCTTTAATACTATATTTGCGTGACCTCTTCAGAGTGCGAATAATATGAGAGATTTTTTTGGCTACGGCGGCTCCTCGTGCACGGTTTATCTGCAAATGAAGGAACATTGCATCAAGTTCCTCGCAGTCAACGTAGTTTACTGGTATTTCGTTCATGATTGCATCAGCCAAATTCTTATTACCGCGAATCAATAAAAGCCGTTGGCTGCCGTCAATGACGACATTCCCTTCGCGTTGGACAATAAGTGGTGATAAAATACCAAAAGAAGCAATAGAGTCAGCCAAACTCATCAAATCTGGTTTTAAAATATAAGTAGCATTCCACTCAGGAATAACCAAAACATCCTCTTTAACAAAATCAATCTTCATAAAACTCAACATCATCCTTTGCTGCAGCAAGACGCATCGTATGCGCCCTAGTTTTTGGACCAACCGGAGTTACCGCCCGATTTCCTAATTCATTCAACATAATGTTCCTAATCAACCACTCAATCGGATATGAGTAAGGGTCCAAAGCATGCTTCTTGCGAAACTCTGCAGCAAAACTTTGTGCCCTCTTCTTCTTGGTTGGACCCACCATGAAGTAATCAATGGCTTCCCGCACGCCATTCCAGCCCAATGCAGCATATGAAGCGATAACTTTCTCAATGTCGTAATCTGGCCACCATCTGCGTTGCGCATCAATATGGGGGAAGCATTCGTACAGACGGTCATAGAAGTCTGGCTCAGTAGCAACGAGGTCTCCAATGCGACGAATAGCAATTGAGTGCAACGGAATACCAACCCTAGTATTAGAACCCGTCAAGGCGGCAAGGTCGTAGTACTCGCAGTAGTCGGCCCCATGTTCTTCGCTTAAGAACTTGAAAACATCGTTGATTTGCCAATCATAGATAACTTTAGCAAACTTTAACGGCATACCTTTTTTGCCACGATAAGGGGTAACGATATAGTTTTCATGAAGTTTCTGAACGCATGAACGGTAACGAATCATTGACTCGGAGGCACGAACACCAGTCAAGAAAGCAACCTTACCCTTCTTGCCTTGCATCGTGTAGTAGTCAACGTCTTCAGGGACAGGCTTTGAGTGCGTTAAACCAAAGTGATACCCAGTGATGGCCCACGGCGGAATTTCTCGCACTAGACGCCCTTCCTTCATGCGCTTCTCGCCCCAAAGGATAACTGACTGTCGTTGTCCAAGAACCCATACTTCAGCGCCATACGGGATGCAATACCACTCCATATCGACCCAGTCATAGTCACGAACTTTCATGACGTAATCAACGACTAGGGGACTTACCATTTCTTCATCACGAAAGATAACTTTTACTGGACCGAGGCCACGTTCTTCATGAATTTCTTTAGCAAGATACAGGACTGCACTTGAGTCTTTGCCACCAGAAAATTGCACGCAGACGGTGTCAAAGGTGTCGTAAACGTGGCGAATTCGTTGCCGTGCTGCATCGATACAAGAAATGTCCAGGAACATCCGTTGGCGTGTCATTTATGGCTCTTCTTGTTAGTAAGTTCACTCACAGTTAGGGACTATATCATCATTACGAATTAGTTCCCAACCTTCGTTGATAAAAGATTCATTTAATGTCTTAACGCGCGCAAAAGGCTTTGCCCCATTGCTCATAATGGAACCATGCTTGCCTGTTGCCTCGCATGTCATTGCACAAATTTTTTCATACTTACGAACAACCGCGTCCATACTGTCCCTTTGAGAAGGATTTGAAGGATTGTAGTAATAACGTAAACCGCCAAATTTTTCTTTAACTTGAAATATGGTATACAAAGGGTCAATTAACGCTAATTCTTTATCGCACAATGCAATAAGATTCCACCATCCCTCATCGCAATAAATATTAACGCCATATTCTGGGTTGATACGTTTAAGAACTGGTTGCAAATAATCTGGGTAATCCATATTAATCCTTTTTACGAAGGTCTAACTTTAGGGTGAGCATTCCATCTTCGAGTGTTGCTTCGCAATCACCAATCATCGCAAAATCTTGAAAATCAATCTTTGCTTGGTTAACAAAAAGTGCTCTTTCTGGACCTGCAACTGGCGGTAAGGGGCGTTTTTTGACTGCCTCTGCTCGTTCGCGAAAACGATTGAGCATTTCATCCAAGTCCAGCATCGTATTCCTCTTTAGTCACAAAACGAACAAGCGTTTCCCTATCCCTAGGAACAGGGTCTCCGCCAGGCCATACTTCTTCCATGGGTGTCTCAAGGACATACCAAGTGCGAGAATCATTTTCAATAATTTTATACTTACGTATTCTTTCTACCGTTGATTCATAACGAATCCTGTCAATGTCTTCGTTATGCGCCATCTTCTATTTCCTCATATAGTGAATCAAATTTATTTTCGTTAAGCGGATAGAAGATATTTTCATCAGCCCTTACTACATAATCACCTAAATGAACAAAAAATTCGCCATCCATAGTTTTCATAGAAATAACTAATTCAGGCCGATTTGGTTCGTCGTCCTTAGTTAATACGGTCAGTTCGCCATGACACCAATCAGCAACTTCACGCTGATTCAAAGGGACAAAACGAACAGCCTCAACATCTGGACCATTCGTGCGATACCGCCCAACAACAGGAATATCAATCATTGTTCTTCTTCAAAGTTTCCAAAATCTCTGCTAAAAGAAATTTGATTTCCTTCAATGTTTCATTTGATTCACGGGCAGGCTGCCCAGCAAGATAGGCATTGCGCTGCGCTTCTAGGCGAGCATTTTCTTTAATTGCTGTTGCATTAGGTTCCATAGTGATTCCTCCGTTATTGTTCATACTTATTTATACAACTCATCATATGTGGCTCTTATTTATAGTCTGGGCGACATATGTCTTCAGAGCATACACGCTCTAGCATGCACTCGCTAGGGCTTGAATGGGCTAGTGCATATTCTCTTCATAGATGCGCATTAGTTCAGCCATGCGTTCAATATTTAATGGCTCAAAAGCCTTCCATACTTCATGAACCAAATCATGCCACCTGTCACGCTCATCAAGAATGCCATCATGAGTTGTAGTCTGGTTTTTAATGTTTTCATAAACACGCAAAATTTCTTGATGCTTGCTCACATTGTTCGGATGAGCGATAAGAGTGTTTGCCAACTGATGAGCAATCGCCTCCCATTGGTCATGCCTACTACGCAATTGTTTAACTTCATCAGAAAAATACTGCAGGTCAGACATGAGATTATCTTTCTCCCCTTGAGCCTTTTCTAACTTCCCTAAAATTTCTTCAGAATATGACTGCCATGAACGAGACTGTTCCTCCCACTGAATATCCATACAGTCGCCATCTTTATTTTCGAAAGGTTTTTCAATCATTATTTTTCCCTTTTTTAATTAATTTTTGTCCACATAAAATTTCGTAATGACATTTAGAATCAACATTGACCCCACACCATGGGAGGCCACAATGTATTTGTGAAGGTATCGAAGCCGATTTATTTTTATTTTTGTTTCGTAACTTCACTAAATGGAATCTATCGTCTTGCTTGCTCGTATGCAATGAGTGCATCATTTCGTGCCACTTGAAAATTGTTTTCTTGTTCAAGTGAATATAGTAATTCTGCTAATTTGTCCGCAATTTTACGTTCGTCATTCAACGCTTCTTGATACTTCTTAATTTTTTCACGAAGATATATCACTTCGTCTTCTAGACCATATAACTCAGTCTGCGTTGCTCGTAATATGTATTCAGCATCATTGCTCATTGTATGAATGCTTTCTCTTGTTGTGTCTCGTTATCCGAATTGGATACATTAAGTAATACTGATTCTGCGATATTAATCAATTCTGATAATTCGTCATATTCTAATATTGTTGGCCATCCAACGCCAGCATTTTCTTTTAATTCGTTCAATGTACCTAGCAAAACTTTTATTTTTTCTTCCATCATCACCCCCTTTTAAAAAGTAGTTAAATTTCTGAATGAGAATCAATAAATGACATCAATTTTCCTGCTGTTGTTTCACCATCATATGCTGGCTGAGTCCGTAGCCAACGAATAAAATCATACCATCTACGTTGTTGTTCGGGTTCATCAAAGATAATCGTAAATTGGACGACAGCACGAGGCGCTGCCTCTGGAGTCGCCACAGTACTGCCCTTAATGGCAATCTCATTATGGTCCATATCACTAGGAGCATTAATTCTCCTCTCCCCATCGCTATCTTCCCTTACAAGAGACGACAGAATAGTCGCGCCAAGGTCAGAAATAGGCTGAATCACAGGAGACATATAGCCCTCATCAGAACCATCATCATTCTTTGTTGGAGCAGCCCGATGGCTAATCTCCTCCATAGAGGCCAATTCCCAATCATCCCAACCCAAGTCAGTCATGAGGTCGCCGTAGTCATCAATGACTGAATCAAGCATGTCTGAGACAAGATTCTGGTCAGTATGACCCAATTCCCCAGTTCGGTTATCCGCCAAAGCAAAAGCAATGGCTCGTGAATTATCCGCTTCAAAAGTGACGGCAGCAATATGGGTCCAGCCAAGACGTTTAGCGGCCATCAACTGGTGATTACCAGCAATGACAGTAGATGTTCCGTCGCCATTAGGCTTAACAACAATAGGTCGCAGTTGCCCAAATTCGCTGTATGAAGCCATGATTGCATCAACGTTGCCTCGTCTTGGATTCCCAGGAAGTGGAACTAAAGTTTCAACGTCAACAAGTAATGGAATTAGACATTCTTCAACTTGGTGTTTCATTTAATTTCTCCATCTTGATTCGTAGTCTTTAATCATGGCATAACTTGAGAACGAACATTGGCATTCAAAGTACGCATCGCATCAATTGAAGTCCGCAAAGAAGTCAATTTTTCACGCTTAGACTTCACCAACGCCTCAGCAATTTTAAAATCATAATGAGCGTCAGCCAAAATATAATCAGCCCAAGCCTCACGCTCTTTGATAGAACCTTTAGCAGACAAATATTCCTTAGCCCAAGAAGACTTATGCTTTGATTCCTTCTTTGCCGCATCTTCAGCCAACTTTTCGAAAGCCTCTGTCTCTTCTTCAAGTTCATCAATGAGCCGAATAAGATTTTCTTCGATTTCTATCTGGCTAATAGGATTATTGCGTCCAGGAAAATTCACTTCTGCCCACTTTCAAGTAAAGATGACCAATCAATAGTTTTCATGGCATCTTTGTTTAATGAAGGCCAATCATAGCGCCCTTCACCAATGGCATGCAAGCCCATCTCTTCTAAAAGCCAAGCATCAACTTCATCATCCGCACCCTTGCCAGACCAAACTATTCCGGTTCTTGCCGAAACAGCAGAAATTACTTCAGTTTTTGCGGCGTTCCCTCGCCCTGTAGCAAACTTTGCTCGACATGTCGGAGGGACCTCGACGTAAGGGACACATAATTCAAACAGCATGAGACGAATAACGCCACCTAATTCACCTATTTTATGTGATTGAGAGTTCCTGGCAGCGAAAGCGTAACCTTCAACGACTACGCCAGTCACCTTGTTCTCTGCAACGATTTTATTAATTTCTCTACGAATATCGTAAAGGCGTTGAGATTCTTTTGTTTTAACAGAAATTGAACCTGTTTTACCGTTAGTCGCCCATCCTGTAGAAGTTAAAGATAGGTCTAATCCTAGTATTCTCATAGTTTGAGCATAGTGCATATTTTCAATATCAAATGAACGCATAAATAGCAAAAACGGCGGAGGATAATCCTCGCGCCGTTCTCACTACTACCTTGTCGGGTTTAGTTCTTGTTTATAAAACTATTGTACATTAATTTTAATAGTCAAAATCCACCCATATGCCGATAGTTAAATCTTCTCCTGGAATTTCTGTTCCAACCCTATCGATATCGACTGCAATAATATCTCCTAGAGCGAATTTGTTATTAGCCGCCGTTCCAGCGACCGAAGAATATGCTCCTGCTGCTATGGTCGGTCTATTGGCCTGAGTAGTGAATATTGTTGTGTCGGAGATATTTACGTCAACGATTACCGTTGCTCCAGATGCTGGAGTTCCTATTGAGGTATATACGCCAATAATTTTTCCACTAGCAGGCATTCTTGCTGAGGTGCGTCTTTTTGCTGCGGACAGTTCTCCACTAACACATAGGGTTATGAGTTGTTTGGCCATCATCGTTTTTTCTTATTTAATAGTTACGTGATAAAGCAGAAAGCGGGAGGTTTCCCTCCCGCCTTCATACATTCTTGCACTATGAGTGCTATTGGTTATATCAGGCTGGCTCAGCCGAAACGGTTGTCAGGCTGGATGGTAATTGACGTTGCATCTGCTTCTGACTCGACCAAAATTGAAGCAACGATGTTTGCGCCGGCAGTGCTGGAACCAACTGTAAGGATATCCAGGGTGATGAGGTCGCCCTTATTGAAGTCAACATTGGCAGCGGTAAGCGTGGCCTCGTCATTGGTGCCAGCGGCAGCAATGCTGAAAGCAGCAGCGGTATCTGAACCAACGAGAATGCTAGCGGTAAGGGCGCTTCCAACAGGGGCGGTCGTGACTGCGACATAGGCGCCAACAATTTTACCGCTAAATGGGGCAGCCATCTTGACTATGCTAGTGTCAGCGAGCGTTCCAGGGATTTGCAAGTTAATTACTACGGGGGTGTTTGTTCCGGGCATTTTTTTCTCCTACTTTTAAGGGCCCTTTCTGGGCTAATAAAACTTTACTACAAAAACCTCATCAGCAGAGGGAAGGATTGGATTAATCCCAAGAATGTTTTGCTAGACCAAGTTCGAATGCCAAAGCAGGATAATTACCTATTCTAATATGGCAAGAACGACACACGCATAACAAGTTTGATTCATCAGTAATTGACCCGCCCTGAGAGCGTCTGACAAGTTCATGAACATCAACGGTATTCATTCTTACATAAGTTGATTTTTTGTCATATTTAGCAAAAACTGGACACGCCTGACAAAAAGGAAACTTTTCTACCATTTTCGCGACTACTTTTCGCCGTTCTACGTATTCTGCTTCCTTTTTCTTACTCCGATAGCGCATAATCTCTCCGATACTTATAAATTACTTGTATCGATATTATCAAATCCCCAATTATTTGATAGCGCCGACCAAAGAGCAATATCTATTGGAGTTGCCTCTAAGTCATTTTCATTCATCATGGCACGATGTTTAGCAATTGCAGACTTCAAGAAGTCAACCTGTTCCCAGCCGTTAGATTCAACAGAAGAACCAGTTTCAATCATTGCTGTCACTTGGTCGAGGCGCTTATTCACATGGAATTTAAAACGTTCAATCTTATTCCGCCGACCCTTATAGGCATCGTTGGCCTTAGTTTGAAGACGGCGACTGCCTATTGAATCAAACAATTCGCGGTCATTTTCCTCATCATGAATGAGGTCAGAAAGTTGGTCGTCAATATTGGAGATTAAAGCAAGAAGGCATCGTTGCCATTTATACCAATTTTCTTTCTGCATCAGAATATCGCGTTGCGACGAAGATAGTTTATTTTTTACTTCTTCCGCAACAAGATAAGCGAATGTTTCGTCATTAATTTGGTTCATCGTTTCCATCCTGGACATATTGATTTATAGGCGCACCAGTCACATAAGCGAGATTTATTATATTTAAAATCTCCTGTTTCGCATGCTGTTTGTACTGCATCGTGCGTTTCTTGAACATACTTTATGGTGTTATCAAAATCTTCTTCAACGAGTTCATGTTTAAAAATTACCCCATCTTTGAGATAAAGCAACTTAATTTCAGAGACATCAGCCATCTCTAAATTTCTCAATAATGTTGCATAGATTTGAAGTTGCAAATATTTATCTGCCATCCATGCTTTTTTGGGTGTCTTGCCTGTCTTGTAGTCAGAAACACATACGCCGTTCTCTACAACATCAAGCCTGTCAATAAAACCTTTGACAGTAGCGGTGCCAATGAGTCCGTTGACTTCCGTTTCGATGCCTTTAACCTCAACAACGGATGGGTCCTCAATTTTGAAAACATTCTCCACACACCACCATGCTGACCAGCGGAACTGATGAACGTCAGATTCCCTCACGAAACCTTTAATCCGATTAATCCAATCTCCAGTTTCCCATACTTGACGGGCGAGCATCTTGGCGGACTCAACATTGCGCCCATCAAAAGGTAGGGCATAAAATTCTTCCAATGTTTCGTGAACAAAATTTCCCAATAAAGTTGCCGATGAAGGCAAGTCTGGTATTTTGTCAATTTTGTTGAACTTAAATTTTAATGGGCATTGATTGAACGTGCCCATTGAAGATGCTGAAAGATATGGTGGAGGAGTGTACGGGGGACCCTTTTGTTCACTCATGAATAATCTCAGAACCAGGGAACATGAGTCGTGTGCACTCCTCGATGAGTGCCATAAGCGACTGCATGGTTGCTGTTTCTAATGTTGGCTTAGGTCCGCCACCCGAGTATTCTTCCCAGAATTTACCTAGTTCTACTTTTTGTTCAGCGGTTAATGCCTTGCTTGATTCGCGAAACCGTTCCCATAGACTGGCAACTGCTGGGTCTACTTTTGGTGCTGCAGCAATAACATCTTGTTCAATTTCCAAACTCAATGCTTCATCCGAACGGGCTAAGTAGAGGGCGATACCGAACTGTTGTGCAGCCTTTTTGAGCGCATCAGAAACTGCACCTTTGAACTCATCGCCCAAATCTACAATTTCACCACTCTTCATACGCTTGATTTTTTGGCCACCAAATCCATCTTTTTGAACCATTGGAGCCCAATCATTATTGATTGTTAAGCGAACATGAGCAACAATGAAATCTGGGTCAAGTGCATCGCGTTCACATTTAATAATTTCCGATGACCATCCCTTTACCCCAAAGGTACGATTGAGCCGTGTGATGACTTCGCTTACAGGAATATAAGTTAAAGCCGTTCCACCCTTACGCAAAATACGTTCCACTTCGGGTGGGAATGGTTCACTCAGTTCAGCAAGAAGACGTGCTGATTCAATTTGTGCACGTTTTTTTTCTTCTTCATCCAATTTGCGAGATTCCGCACGATATTTCAATTGGCTCTCAAATTCTGGCATTTCTCCATCGGTTGACATTATAGTTTCCCTTTCTTAATAACGATGCTTATTTTACCTTCTGATTTTTCACAATAATTATCTACGTTGACACCAAGTTTGCCAAGTTCCCCGACTCGCCAATATGAAGGCGCTGCGTATTCGAACATCTTAACCATCATTTCGTCAGGTGTCAAGGTGATTTCGCCAGTATCCATATTGATGGCAAGTTGAGAAATCTTTGCTGCCACCTCAACGGCTAAACCTTTATGGTTCCATGCCTTGCGGTCAGCACCTTGCTTGCGCTCAATCTCCGTACCATCTTCAAGAAAGATGACTGAATCTTCCATTTTTTCAGCGAAACGAGTATTTGATTCGTCGTGGATATAACCAATATCTTTTTTTAATGAGTTTAGTTCAACCATTGCTGAACATAAACTTTTCAAATCAACACCATCTTCTTGGAGGGCGTTGAACAATTCGTTGCCTGCCTCGCCAATTAGACGACGAATATTTTCAATGCTCTCATAAATTGGACTATTCAACATAAACCCCTTTTTAGTAGTTACTTAGATGATGATACCGATTCTTTTGCGTTGAGGCAACCCCAAGCCAGTTAAATGTGTAAAAGCACCTACGACTGAGTCAACTTGGTCATCATGGTCGCATGCTTCGGGAAAAGATGATAACTCGTCCATCCAGTCCGTAAGCCAAGGAGCGCGTAAACACCTAATGTTTCCATTGGCAACTGCCGCTGCAAAAGGACGCGCTCTGGTGACTTTGTCTCCAGTAGCACGGATTCCACCAAAGTCATACCCTGATAGTACATACCTTGCGTACTGGTCTACGAGAGCCTTGCCGGAAGAGCCTGGTTCTTGTTCCATGCGAATAGCAACGAGCGGTCCGTCCTCATACGCTGTCTGAGCAATAAGTTGTTCTACTTTTTCTCCACGAACGCGAGCCTTCTTGACATCTAGGACATAAGCAACACCTTGGTCGAACAACATTAATGTCCCAACCGTCCAGTCAGGATTAGGGTTCGAATATGAGGGCTCTGTTGCTGCGAGGTCCCAGAACCTGACAGCACGAGCAGTTGACGTGATTGCTGGCATATCATTTTGGTCTAAGAGGACAATAGATGCTCTATCAAACATCGTTCCTAGAGTAGTAGCCCACCAGTCACCTTCTTCTAGGCGCTTCCGCTCTACAGGGTCCAACGCCTGAAGTGCTTGACGATAAGAATCAGCGTCGATACCAGGGTTGTCTGTAAGTTTTGATGGCACAAATACACGCCCTTTTTCTGTTCCTTCAACGATAAAACGTTGACGAACCCAATTCGGTGCAGGGTTACAGGCAGAACGCATCCGTAGTGGCACTTGAGCCAAGGGTCCTGTTGCTGGACGGCGCAGACGGGAGAACATATAGCGATAGTCGGATTCACGAATTTCTGTTACTTCGTCCATCCCAATAAACTGGAATTCTGCACCCTTGTAGCGAAGGTAGTCCTGCTGGTTGTTTAGATATCCGAAAGATAATCGAGCCCCTGACGGGAATACGGCAGTGTAGTTATTGCCGTTCCAACGAACATCATCATATTTTGCCATCCATGATTGGAACCGGTCCATGATGGCTCCAGGAAGTGCAAGGTCGGCGTATGTTCTACGGAAAATAATTGCCGAATATCCTGGTACATCAACATATTGCATTGCTGACATGAGAAGAGCGGAAGAATTATGTGTAGGAATAAAATCCTCTGATACTAAATACAAACTGTCTGGCGAAGAAACACGAATACACTTCATCGGCAGAGGACCAGTACGTTCTGCAGAAACGATATACCGGAAGTTTGTTACGCGTCGCTCTGCACCTAATAACGGCTCAAGACGCTCGGCTTTCCTCGTGAGACGAAACACTTGAACCTTGGCACGAAACTTAACTTTCCATGTCGGCCCACAGTCTTTGCCATTGAATTTGGCACGACCTTCTTTAATCGTTATTTTGTGTCCGAGGGAGCGAGCAAGGTGAGCCACTCCTTCAGTGAGGTTCTGGTTTGTATTTACAAACTCAACGGTTCCATTCGTAAGACAATTGCCGTCGGTGTCCATTAATCCTTGGAGGAGCGCCAAACGCTGCTCTTCTGAAGCCCAAAGATAATCGTGCGGAATATGCTTGTTCTTTACTAAGTTGAGTGAACGCAGTTCACCCATGAGACGACCACCGAAATAGAAACTAGAGGCTTTATTATCAATCTTAGTTTGCATGCTTGTAAGTGTGTACCCTGTCGCCTCCATTGCCTCAACAATTGAGTCATCCATTGAGGTGATAGTTGGGTTGTTCTTACTCCCATCTCCTAGCCATACGCCTAGAATATATGGGTCTATCAACAGGTCTTTCTCTGGCAACTGGAGTGACCTACAGACAGGAATGGCATGGTTTGCTCGACCACCACGAACGGTGAGCGTAGCGACGATTTGGGCGGTGGTACGAACCGTTCCGGTTGGAACGTCCATGACCTCCGGAGGATTTGACTTGTTCCACTCCTTACGAGACTCCGACAAGAACTCCCGATGTCTGGTTGTGTGGTCAGTTTTTATTCCAGCCCCAACGAGCGAACGAGATTCTCTTTTGTTTCTCCGCTTCTCACGAAATTCTGGTGTCCGCTTGGTTAGGGCCTCAAGTTCACGAGCATCATATGTGAGCCAAAGATGTTCATCATGTGCGTCTACTGTTGAACCGTCATCAAAAGTCAATTTGTATCCATCCACAATTTCAACTTCTGATTCAGCAAGAACAAGATGTGGATTCCCGTCGCGACCAAAAATAAAATCACCTGGCTTGATGTCTCCCATTTTTACAAAACCCGAAGGTGTCGGTATCTCCGAATAAAGTGAGAGCATTTTGCCACCACCTGCTGCTCCTCCGAATAGGCCTTCTAGAGAATATGTTCGCAAGAATACTTTTTGGGTAAGTGACGGTTCTTCTGGGCAGTATGGCGGCATCTTGGGCTCAAGATATTCGAGCACCTTATTCCAGTCAGTCATAGTTCTCTCCGAACGTTGTAGTTTGTATTAGATTATGGGCATGTCAACATATTGCACCGCTACAGGACAGTCCACATGCTGAATTCTTTTAGAAGATTTTTCTCCAGAGACAGTCTATATCTATTTCGTTTACGCTTTTTGACTCGTTCATCTATGGCTAACGTGTTAATGGTATTATTTATTTTATTAACCAGCGTTGGAACTTCTCTGATATCACCCCCTGTGGGTTTAATAGTAGCGGGTATAACTTGTGGAATTTTCGGCTATATCCTAGGTCTTGATTAAATATGGCTTGGAATCGCATCGACAATAAATCTATTAACCCTACCGGCATGAAGGGCGCCTCAGTACCTCCTGGTGCCCCAATTTCAACAAATCCAAGTTTCCAGGGTCGCGCCTATAGGGACCCGTGGGATATTGAGCGTGCATATCGTGAAGGCATGCAAAAAGTTACTTGGGTGTCACGATGTATTGACGCTATTGCAGGTAATCAGGCCCGTCTTCCTATTGTTTTGCGCAAAGACAACTCCCCTGATGGCGAAATCGTTACCAAAAAGCAAGGCAAATCCACAATTCTGGATATTTTGAATACTAAATCAAATATAGGCGAAAACTCATTTATTTTCAGATATCGCTTATCTTCACAGTTGCTTCTTGGTACTCGTGGAGTTTTTATTGAAAAATTAAAAGGCCGTGACGGAGCGTTAATTGGACTCAACTTACTTCCCCCGCAGTCCACTTCCCCTATGCCTGACCCACGTTTGTTTGTGTCTGGCTACGAAGTAAACATGCCCAATGGCGATAAAATCATCATGAAACCAGAAGATGTTATATGGATTCGCCGCCCACATCCACTTGACCCCTATCTTTCGATGACTCCAATGGAATCCGCTGGCATTGCCATTGAAATTGAAAACTTAGCCAAACTATATAACCGCAACTTTCTTCTCAATGATGGTCGTCCTGGTGGTTTGCTGGTTCTTCGTGGGGAAATTGATGAAGATGACAAGGAGGAATTAAGAAGTCGTTTCCGTGGCA